GCAATACACAACTTACATCATGCATTGCTATCAACTCCTTTTCTATACTCCTCAGATTCTTTTAATGCCCTTATATTTGAAATATATCTTTCAAGATATTCTTTTCTTTTATTTATATCTGTATCGCCATAATGAGCTTTTACATATAACATTATTGTGTTTACAATTAAAGAATCATCAATCTTGTTATTTACATCTATATCTACTCTATCCATATCAGATTTTGCAGAATCTATTAGCATTTCTATTTCATTGTCTTTTAATGTTGCAGTTCCTATAATACCTAAGCATTGCTTAGCTAATTTCTTTAACTTTTCCATATAGGACACCTCCTATAACTATACTCCTTCTTGTGTAACTTCTATATATCCATTTATAAAGGCTTCATTATCTCTCATACGTGCGTCTTCTCTTTCAATGCCTCTAATTAATGTTAAATCTTCTTCAAATGCATTTAGTGCACCTTCTCCTTCTCCAACCACAGCTGTTTGGGATACCATTAAAGATAATTGTCTTCTATCATAAAATTTAATACCTTCTTTTAAATCGCCAATTGTGAATGGTATTTTATTTTCTTTTGTTGGTATTGTGTCGTTAGAATATACTTTTACTGGTACTGTTGTTGCTCCTGCACATAATCTTAATTGCATTGGGTCTGCTGGATTTGGTTGTAATAAATATTTACCATCAGAATCTTTTAAAGTATCAAGATATTGTAATCCATCGTCATTTGTTACTATTTTTGAAGTAGATTTAAATTTACTTCCTAATGTAACATTTAAAACTTTCTTTATATCATCTAGCCCATTTAATTTTGTTGGTGTTTTTTCAGCAATAACAGCCAATATAATATTATTTCTTGTTACTCTTGATTCATCAGCTAACCACTCTGTCATCATATTTTGGATTTCTTCATCTGAATCTTCAATTAGTTCATTTGTTACAGGCATATATCCACCATATTTTGTAATTTCCCATTTAATTCTAGAGAATTGTAAATTACCTGCTTTAGGTATTTTTCCACCTTCTCCAATTGAAGTAAATCCAGTAATTTGACTTCTCTTTTTGTAAGTTTCTTGTCCTTTATTTGTTTTTACATTTTTAACTGTTACTAAATCTATTAATGATTCTCTTGTTTCTCTTAATTCTTCAACTCTTGTTACTATGTCTTCTGGTACAGTATATCCTCCATCAGCCGCAACTCCTTCTGATAATGTTTTTGTTACTAGTCCTCTTACAGCTTTTGCAAAAACTTTTGTTGAATCTTCTTTTTTATCTTCTTTCTTATCTTCGATTTTCTTTGAAACTTCCTTTGTTTCTTCTTCGCTTAATTTGTTAGTTTCTTTTTCTGTCTCAAATATTTCTTTTTCTACTTCATATTCTTCTTTTAATGTTTTGATTTCATCTAAAATTTCTTTAGCTTTTGCTACATCTTTGTTTTCTCCCTCCATATAACCTTTAGCCATATTTTGTTTTGTTTCAATCTTTGTTAATAATTCTCTCATTTTTTTATTCATACTTAATTCCCTTTCCTTTCTCTTTCTATAAATAAAAAAGAAGCCAAATTCTCAATTTTTAAATTGATTTCCGCTTCTTCATTATTATCTTTTTCTTTTTTTCGAACTGTTAGTTCTGTGCCACCATAATGTTTTGTTGTTCCTGCTCGTGGCTGTGCTGGAACCGCAACAAAAGATACTTCATAAGCTTCTTTTGCACCATCTAAAGTAAAATAACAAATCTTTTTACCATTTACAGTTTCATATTCTTTTCCCCAATAATGAGAACAGTAATTCTTCATGTTATCTACTCCACAAATTGAACAATACGCATGTTTTGCTTTACATCCAGTCGAAACCTCTTTTTTTATTCCTGCTTTTATTTCAGAAATCAAATCAGAGTTTTTCTCTGTTTTTACCATATAACATTTTGCAATTAGTTTTGTATAAATTTCCCCTGCTCCTGTTAATTTACTTCCATCTTGAACAAGTTCTGTATCATAAACTCTTGCAATTTGATTATCTGCTGTTCTTCTGTGATCTTTTATCATTGTTTTCCCTATGTATAGTTTTTGTAAATCTTTTAGTGCATTCAAATTAAAAGGTTCGTAGTTCCTGTCATCTAACTCATTGTCTCCCATTACCAATTTGAACGTAAAAACTTCTTCAGCTTTTAAAGGTGATAACGTGAACTTATTAATTTTCTTTAAATCATTTTCTGTAACTTCTTGACTTTCTACACTCGCCGATTTACAAATTAAGCCGTCTTCAACAATTTTGTCAGAGTCTCTTCTATTGTTTTCTTTATCCATTCTTTTTCACCATCCTTTCCATTATCATTTACATATTGTGTACCTGCTAATTGTACAGGAATACTTGCACCATTTCCAAGCAATTGATCTCCACCTTCTTTTGACTCCATATCTAGTAAAGCTCTTGCTTCGTTTGGAGTATATAAGAAATTAGAAATTGCTTGGCACAATGTATCTACTTGTGTTTTTAAGTCAGCTCTTAAGATAACTGCTACATTAAATTTGAAGTAGTATCCATTTTCTATATCTTCATTTGATAATAATTTATAATTTAATTCTTCTTCATATTGTTTAATAATATAAAGTAATGTATCTACATAAAAACTAAGCTGTTGTGCTTCTGCACTTGCATAACTTGATTTTTCATAGTCTCCAATTTGGTTTGGCTTTATTCCAAATGCAGATGCAATTTGCAAGGCACTATACTTTTTAACATCTACAAATTGATTATCTGCTAATTTTATGTTTAGAGGTGTTAATGTTGTTCCTATTGGAATAGGAATTATATTCTTTGTTTCCTCATCATCCAAATCACTACCTGCAAATTTTTCAATCTTATTTTTAAATTTTTCTAAGTTCTTATCAGATAAATCACTTGTATATTGAACAACCGCTTTTGCAGTAAAACCACTCTTATACATACTGTTTAACATTTTTTGTGCTTTTGTATTACCATCTATAGTCATTTTTAGTTGTTCTCTAACAGCTATTCCTTTTATTCCGTCAAATGTATTTGATGTTTTAAAGTGTAATATTTGTTCAGAACTAAATTGGTATAACTTTCCTCCGTGAGAATAAATATAATATATATCTGGAATATCACTAAGAATTTTGTTGTCATCGTACCAAATTTCTACTTCCTCAGAAGGTAATATCCATAATGACGTTTTGCTTCCTGCTCCTTTTATTAAGGCATATGCATTTCCATAATGGTCTCTATTCTGTTCTATAGTTGACCAAAATGCTGTAGATGTCATATATGGGTTTGGTCTATCATGTAAAACTTTATATAGTGGATGTCCTCTTGCAGTTATTACTCCATTGTTGTCTTTATGTTGTAATAGTTTTAATGGCAATTTTCCAACAGACTCGCTCAAAACTTTTAAGCAAGCAAAATATGTAGCTTCAGACAATGCTTTTTCTTTAGTTCCTGTTAATCCTAAAAAATCTATTAATTGTTGCATCGCATAATCTTTACTTGCTTTATTTGTTAGTATATTACAAGCCATTTTTATTCTTTCTTTTAACTTCACTGTTTCACTTCCTCTCTAATCATCCCATCCCATTTTTTCTAAATACTCTTCCATTTCTTTGTCATAATTTACTTGTTCCTTTTCATTGAATTTCATTTGTGTAATATGAGCATTTATCATAGCATCAACTGGGTCGATTCTCTTAGTTCTTTTATTAGGTTCTTTATCTACTTTCTTTTCACCAAAACTATTTCTTACTATTTTTGCATTAGAAACACTATAACTTAGTAATTCTTCTTTTTTGTTGTACTTAATTTTTCCAGATTCTATGCTTAATTGCATATCTTCTGTTCCATCATTTAAAAATCTTGCTGATTGTTTTATCTCTAGTAGTGGAACACCAAAAATCTCTAAATCATCCAAAAAGCCATCTGCATTATGAGGGTCATAGCCAATTGCTTGTATTTGTAAATCATAATTTTCTATTATTTCTTTTAAATATTTAATAATAAACTTATAATCATTTTTATATGTATCTTGCCCTCCTGTTACTGTTATAAGTTCTTGTTGTTCCCAAACATCGTAAGGAGCAATATCTGTAACAATATGTTCTTGCAATCTTCCTCTTGGCATAAAAGAATGTGAACATTCAAAAAACTCTTCATTTTCTAAAGGTATTTCTATAGCTACAGTTGTTAAATCTCCTCCATGTGATAAGTCCAATCCTACATAACATTTTTTTCTTGCTAAATCTTGTAATTCTAAATCAGATTCGCATTTTTTCCACTTATCAGGATTAATAAATTGGTCATCTGTGTTTTTTACCCATAAATTAAGAGACTTTGTCATAAAGTCCCTTAGTTCATTTCCTCCCATATCTCTTGCAGTCTGCATATCTGTTATTAATGTCTCTAAACCTTGTTCTGTAGATGCAAGAAAAGGATTTGCTTTTATTAAATTTTTAGGATTAAAAATATCATCATTTTCGTTTAATGCATAAATATCTACAAAGAAATCTTCAGCAGTTACTATTCCTTTTAAAATATTAATGCAATATTGATCCATTTCATAGCAGGCACTATTTAAATTATCTCCTCTAGTTGTAATTATGCTTATTAATGTTTCTAGTAATGCTTTAGTACCATTATAAATTGCTTTGTATATCTTTGCGTTTGGGTGTTGGTGATATTCATCTATGGAGGCAAATATTGCTCTAAATCCATCATCTAATCCACTTTCTTTTGATAAAGCTTCTATTGTCGACTCTGTATCTTTAGCTAAGATTAGTGATTTATAATCTTTTATTTCAAATAACTCTTGTAAATCTTTATCAGTTTTTATAAATTTTGCCATTTCTTCCCAAGCTATTCTTGCTTGTCTCTTTTTAGTAGCAACTGTAAATAATTTACCAAAATTATATCCGCTAAAGTTTGCTATATAAGTTCCTCTGATACCATTTTTAAAAGACTTTCCATTTTGTCTTGCCATAGATTCATAAGACCTTCTAAATCTTCTTTTTCCATTTTCTTGTTTTAACCATCCAAACGGGCAACCTAAATCAAAAATCTGTGAACCTAATAATTTAACTGGTCTTAATTCAAAACCTTCTGCTATTGTTAACGTTTCTGCATATTCTAATATTCTTTCAGATTGCTCTGGATTCCAAATGTATGGAAAACTTTTAGTTCCTTGTCTTTTTAAATCTTCTAAATGCCTTTTGCAAGCTAATATGTGTAATTCACCCATTTTGGCTTCATCTATTGTTTTTTTAGCATACTCAGTTACTCTATCAATCATTTGTTTATCACCTTGAATTTAGAAAATTTATTTTCTTTAGGAGGGTCTTTTGATGGTGGCATAACCAATTTACATCTAGAAGATATCGAAAGTCCTAAATCACTTGCACATGCTCTACATTGTTTTAATGCTCTATCTTGGTATATTAAATATAAATCTATTTCTTCTAATATTTCCTTTTTTTCATCTTTACTTTTCGCTTTATCTGTTTTCTTTTCTAAACTCCTAAGCATTTTGGTGTACTTCTTATAATTTGTATTAGCAATCAAATAATGAGCTAGACAATCTTCATCTAACTCAGTCATAATTCCTATTTCTAACAATATTTTTGCTATTTCATTAAACTCATCTTTTTCTTTTTCATCTAAGTAATCTGGTACTTCTATATCTGTATGATTTACTTGTATTTCTGCATTTTGTCTTTGCTCTATTTCTTGTTTAGTTAAATGTTTATTTCCTTTTGCTATAATTAAGTTTATAGGCTCTTTTGGTCTTCCTGCCATATCTTTTATCACCTTCTTAATTTTTAGTCTTAAAACTCAATTTAGGGAGTTTTTTCTACACTGTAGCTCAGACGCCGTTGTTTTGGGGTTTCTTAAATACTTTTTCAACCACCCCTACCCTTTTATTTCCGCTTCTATTTTTATTATTACTATTCATCTTCATTCATAAATTCTTTATGAGTTGTATTAAAATGATTTATTGTTACATATACATTATTATTATTTCTTATTGTTATATTACCTCTAGTGTCATTTAGTTCTTTTAATTCATCAATTGTATCATCTAATTGCTCTTTGTTTACATTAATATCTATATCTATTCCTTGTTTGTCTATCATCTAATTTTCCCTTCTCTCTTTTTAATCTAGTTTTATTAATTAGGCATTTAGTAATTCAATATATGTAATATTATTTTCTCCTTTTAAATCTTTTATGTGTTATATCGTGATGCATATGACATAATGATATTAAATTGCTCCAATCCAATCTTCTTAGCCAGCCTGTTGCAGTTTGAATCGGTTCTTTATGATGAACCTCTTCTGCTAATTGAATTGTATATTCGTTTTTTAACTTAGCTTCCTTTTCACATTCTTCACACAAATAGTGTTTATTTATATACTTACTCCTTAAAGTTCTCCATGCTTTACTATTATAAAACTGTGTATATTTTTTATCTCTTTGTTTGTTGTATCTACTATTGTTTTTCTGTCTTATTTCTTCTGTTTGTTTTTCTGCAATAACTCTACATTTATCACAATATCGGTTTGGAGCTTCTATAATCTTTTGACATCTAGCACACATTTTTACTAACATGATTATTTCTTCTTTCTTGTAGTCTTTTTTACAGGTTCTTTCTTGTTTTCAACTTCTTCTACAAATACAGTATTAAACTTATTTGTTTCTGTTAATACTTTGTATCTCTCTTCTGTTACTTCCCACTCTTCTCCCGCTTCTGGTATTCTTCCTAACTCATTATCTTGTAAACCTAATTCTTTATATTTATTTGTTGCTTTTACTTTCATTTTTACTCATCCTTTCCTTAAAACACCTTTTATAAAACTTGCATTGCTCACATTTCCTTTTCATACACTCACTATAGTTAATCTTCATCTCTCTCACACTTTGTTTTGTTATCTACTGTTACATGTATTCCATCGCAATCTTTCTTTGTACAGTATCTACATTTCTCTTGTACATGTTCTTTCATTAGTTCTTGTATAGACATATGATCACCTTCTTTATTTATTTTCTTTTTCGACTTTCTTCGACAGTATTTTCATTTTTCTATTGTTATAATCGCCTTAAAAGGAGGTGATTATGTTGGGTAGTAACATACATATTGATATGTCTGGTTTAGAAAAATTCGCAAAAAAAGTAGACTCTATTTCTGGTCAAAGAAAAGTGCAAATGCAAGAACTTTTAACTGATAGGTTTATCTCTTCTCATTCTAAATATAATAATTTGAACAGTTTTATGTCTGCTTGCGGTATTCATACTGCTGAAGAATTTAAAGCATTTCCTGATGATGCAATGGATAGTTTTGTTAAATCAAATACTAAATTCTCTTCTTGGAAAGAAATGCTAAGTTCTGCTGGAGCAGAATATTATAAAGAACAACTAGGCTTATAATTTAATATT